CAGACGGCACTATTTATATAGACGGACCTAAGGTGGTTATTGGTAATGCGCACAGGAGCGGAGAACATTTAGGTCCTATCTCCGACTCAAAATTTGCTAAAAATAACCACATTTATATTGGCGGAGATGGAGATGAAGCCCAGTACTCTGTCTTCTTAGCTGAAGAACTGGCAGACGCTCTAATAGCTTTTGCTACTGATATTTCTCATTTAGTAGGAGGCACCGCTGCCCCACCAACTCCAAACTCGCAAGCTTTTGGCTCAGCCACCCGGCCTAGTGCTGGATTAACAGCCTCAACAGGCAACTCTGGTTCTCCAATAGTGAACCCGACTCTGCAAGGAAAATTGGTCGAGAATCTTCGTAATAATCTAGTAACGTGCTTTAGTAAAACAGTGAAGATAAAATAAAAGATGTCAAATCCGAGTGTAACAGACGATAGAGAAGATGAAGATGGAATCATAAGCGGAACTTTTCCTAGTTATGATGACTTAGTAAAAATATTTGGTGGTTGCTGTTGCGTAAAGAATTGCCCGGAAGAAGAAAAACAAAAGGGCGATGATTATACCATGAGTGGAGATACATGTTGCCCTGAACTAGATCCAGAAACTAAAGGAAAAACTCCGCCTGGAGAAGAGGCTCCTCCACACGATCCAGACCCTCCCGGGAATGGCGGAACTTGTGAACTTATAAAACTTCAGATTGCGATGCACGCTAATCCATACCTAGGCTTTGCTTTTGGTTTTGAACCAATACTAAACATACCACCTGATATCCCTACACCCCCGCTACCAGATGCTAGTCTATTTGGAATTCCTCCTGTTAATATACCTGCAATGCCTATGCCTGATCCACTTCCAACTATAGGTGATCTACCGGAACTAGACCTTTACTACCCCCCGCTACCTCCTGAAATTCCTGGTCCACCTGGACCTCCAAACATTCCAACATTTCCTGGTTTTGGATTATTTACATTTTCTCTTTTTCCTGTAAAGCTCGGTCTAGACTTAATAAGCCTTAAGCCACCAGAGATCCCTGGGGTTGACTGTGCTAGCCTCCTTCAGTTTACAACTTTAGTTCCGGAACAAGAGGCCGCCCGTGCAAAATGTGAACCTCTTCCACCGGCAGAATTTAATATGGCAGTTTGCTGGTTGTGTATACTTTGTTTTATGCTACTTTTAGTCATACCATTACTTGCAATTTTGCTTGGTATGAAACAAAAGGGCGTGTTTAAAGAGATAACAGATGAAGAAGGAAACATTAAATTTTTCGAAGAAGGAGTGGACGAAGATGGAAACAAAACATACACAGCAATTCCTTTCGAAATCCCGCCACCAGTTAATATAATACACTCTAGGTTACCAGATATTGAAGGGATAGCTGATCCGGAAAAACATAATCAATTTTATCGACTAGATGAAGATGAAGATGGTAAGTTTGTTAAATTACTTTTTCAAGCTTCAATTCACCATGTTAAAAGAGTCTTTAATATTGACTTTCCTCTTTTTGGAGATGATATCCCCGTCGAGCCTAACGTACAACTTGATAGAAGAGCCGGCCATGAATCAGGTGGATATGCAACTTTTCCTGGAAAGTATTATATAAAATGGGAAATTTTTGGAAAGCCTGGTGGACCTAGAGCCCAAAAGCCTGGCTCTAAAGGGCCTTCACAGGAGCTTCTAAATTTTATGAATAGAAACTCTCCTGGAAACACTCGCGACGCTGATGGAAATCCTATACCCCCGCAGAGCGAAAACTATGTCGCATCTGATTTTGAAAAATTTATGAAAGGTGATGGAGAAATAGCTGGTTTTGAATCACTATTTAACGAATTTAGAGACTCAGTATCTCCAGGAAAACTTGGAGACATGAGTTCTAGAAGAATAAAAGCCACTTCGTCTGCTCACCATGCGCAAAGCCCGTTTGACGAATCAGAAGAGATAATATACTATAGATGGCCTGAAGCAAAACCCTTACTTAGCTATCATTTCGAGTACGATGGTTTTTATGAAATTTACAGTACTATAAAAAAAGAAGGAGAAGAGAAAGAAGCCGTTATGATGACCACGGTTTTGATTGGCCCTAAACCACAAATGCCTACTGAGCTTCCACCTATTCTAAATATAATGAGATCTCCATTAGAGATAGTGAATCCAGTAGCTAAGACAGAGACGAAATCACAACCTCCGGAGGATCCAGTCAAGCCAGAACCAACCCGAAAAGAACCGGAGGATCCACCTATTACACCAGAGAAAGACGATATCAGGTTATGATAGATTGTAAAGAGTGTATACAGATAGGAGAGGGTTGGACTAAACTATCTCTTCATATGATAGGCGTTCTAGATAAAAAAAGCGTAGAAGAAGCTAATAGAAAGAGGTCAATATGCGATAATTGCCCGAGTTTAGTAAAAAGTAAGACACAATTCTTACAGTGCAAAGAGTGCAAATGCTATTACCCGATGCTTTGCTACGCCTCTACTAAAAGCTGCCCACTTAATAAGTGGTAGTTTAATAAAATTAAACATCGCATAAAATATTTTTGGTTGATAGTTATAGCTGAGGTGTATTGTGTCCAATAGAAAAAGAACTCAAAATCAAAATGTTTTTAAATTTAAGTCTTCTGGAGAGCTTTTAAGCTCTACTGAGAAGTATAAAAGGGATACATCTTTCGAAAAGCTAATTGGTATTAAGACTCCCTTGAGTTTTGGTTCTGGTAGAGACGGGATTTTTGCAATGCATAAATCTTTAAAAGACCAAATTAAAGATAATTTTATAAATATGCTAAAAACTAATCGCGGCCAAAGGTTAGGTAACTATAGTTTCGGCGCAAATTTAGAAGGCTTAGCTTTCGAATTAGCTACAGACGAGATAGAGTCTGATGCTATAAACAGGATAAACGCAACTATTTCAAAATTTATGCCTTATATAACGCTAAATAATTTTGAAGCTTTTACAGAGCACTTTGATAACTCTCATGTAGCAAGAGTTGGAATTAGAGTAACATATTCAATTCCAAATTTAGGAGTGGCAAATGAGCAAGTAGAAGTTATTTTGAAAGTTACAGGATAATGGAAAAAGATTTAAAAACAAAAAATTCAAAAATTGTAAAAAGATCGTACCTTGCGAGGGATTTTGATGGTTTTAAAAGCAACTTAGTTCAGCATGCGAAAACCTTTTTTCCGGACAACATAGAAGACTTTACTGAAGCCGGCTTAGGAGGCATGTTTGTTGACATGATAGCTTACATTGGTGATTCTCTTTCTTACTACTTAGATCACCAATTTAACGAACTAAAGTGGAGCGAAGCGGTTGAGATAGAAAATGTGAAAAAGCATCTCGAGCTAGCCGGTGTTAAGACTTATGGAGCGTCTCCATCCACAGTTTATGTTCAATTTTATGTAATCATACCTTTCGAAGAAAATTCCCAAGATACTATAGACGAAAAATATTTGCCAATAATAAAAGAAGGAACTAGACTAGTCTCAGAGAATGGTATAACTTTTAATCTTTTGGAAGATTTAGATTTTACAAGATCATCTACAGAAGATGTGTCGAGAAAACAATGGGAACTTTCTAACCCTCAACCTACTGTTACTAATGGCGGTAAAGTCATAAACTTATCTGGCCTTTGCGTTTCTGGAGAAACTGAAAGTGAAGATTTTTTTATACCAGATAGCTTTGTTCCCTTTAGAGAAGTAACTTTATCAAACCAAAATGTCTCAGAGATAGAAAAAGTTTTTGACTCTGATGGAAATATATACTACGAAGTTGATAACTTATCTCAAGATAATGTATTCATAATAAGAGAGCAAAGAGATTACAGCTCTTCTCAGATAGAAAAGATAGTTGGTGTTATACCTGCACCGTACCGATTTACAAAAACTACAGATCCTCAAACACTCTCTACTACTTTAACTTTTGGTGGGGGAGACTCTGCTGCGAATGACGACGATATCCTTCCAGATCCAGCGGACCTTAGCGTTCCTTTATACGGAAAAAAAGTATTCAGCTCTTTTGCTTTAGATCCTAACTCTTTACTAAAAACAAACACTTTAGGAGTAGCTCCTAGGTCTACGACTTTAACTGTCAAATATAGACACGGTGGAGGTTTTGCACATAATGTAAATTCTAACTCTATAAAAGAGATACAGTTTATAGATATGACTTTTCCAACCAACGATAGCTTAGATCACGATAAGACAGTTGGAGTGAGATCTTCGGTAGCAGTCAGAAATAAGCATCGCGCAACCGGTGGATCTCCTGCACCAACTTTAGAAGATTTAAGAAGTCAAATACCAGCTGCTAGAAATTCCCAAAGAAGAATAGTGACTAAAGAAGACCTTATATCTAGAATATACTCTATTCCATCTTCTTTGGGGAGAATATTTAGAGCTTCAATTTCAGAAGCTCCAGACTCTAATGGTGTTATAGAGGTTGCAATAATTTCAAGAGATTCTTCCGGCCACTTAACAAGATTTGGAACTCTAAACTCAGATGCTGTTTCTTTAAAAATAACTCCAGACAGTATGAAGCTAAATTTGAAAAAGTATTTGGAATCTTTTAGATTAATTAACGACTCTTACATACTACTTGATGCTGCAGTACACAATTTTGGTTTAAACATTACAGTTATAGCTACTCCAGACGCTATAAAAAATGACGTGGCAATCTCTATAATAAGCAATTTGAAAAAAATTCTAGACGTAAGAAATTTTCAAATAAATCAGCCACTATCTATTGGTGATATAAATTATGCTGTAATGAACTCAGAAGGAGTTTCATCTATTTTTCAAGATGGAATAAAGATTTTATCTCTAGTGAATTCTACTTCTGATGGAACTAATTCGTTTATGTATTCAACTAATCAATTTAATCCAAAGAAAATTGAAAGAGGTTTTATCTTTCCGAAGAAAAACGGAATTTTCGAATTAAAGTATCCAGATTTTGACATTAAGGTGACGGTGTTATAATGCAACTTTTAATAACTGCTAGTAGCGATTCATATATTACAGACAAAATTATTGATAACACTTATAGATCTAAAAATTCTAACGTAGGTCATGCCTCTTCTCTAGATTTATTTAAACTTTTCGAAGAATCTGGAATTGTTCAAGGGGGAAATTTCGTAACAGAAAATATTTCTGAAATATCTGCTATCTTAATTAAATTTGACTACGAAAAAATTCACGCCCTAACATCAAGTATATTAGATATAAGAAATTTTAAAGCTTCTCTAGAGCTCACTGATATAAGTTCAGGACTGCAGAAGCCTTTTAATTTCTCAGCTCTTTGTAGCCCTTTGAAGACTGGCTTTGAAGAAGGTTTTGGAATTGATGTTAATCGTTTTGACGATTTAGGATCTGTTAACTTTATAACTGCTTCTTATTTTGGCAATTCACCAGTTCTCTGGCAATCTGAAGGAGCTAGCTCGGGTGGTGGAACTGGAAATGTAAAAGCTATTGGTAGAATAACTGTGGTTGGCGAAGCAGGGTGGGGAGGAAATCCAACATTTTCTCTTAACGATGGAACTAATACTGTTAGTTTTTCGAAAAATGTAGCTTCAGAAACTCCATCTAGGACAAATGCAACTAATTACACGTTCGGTCTTCAGAACGTTCCAGCCTTTCCTGCCGGAAGTTCAATAATAGCTAAAAGAATTTTTGATGCAATAGTTTTGGCTAAATCAAATGGAGAATTAAACATTACTGCTAGCGATCCGCTGGAACCAGAAGTAGATGTCTCTTTTGTAGATTTAACTCAAGATTCTTTTGGTCCAAATGGAAACACACAAATAGTATCTCAAAATAGTGCAGATGCTTTTGAACCTACTAATTTTTCAGGTGGGTATGATGAGACTCACATTGATTTTTACACTTCAGGAAGCAACGGTGCGCAAGTAGTAGACTATGGTTCTTCTTTTGTTTTTAGTAACCCTAACGACAATGCTGTGTTTGATATAACTACTGCAGTCTCTGCATCTATCAAAAACATTATATCAAATAATGGATTTAGAATAAGCTTTAGCGGATCATTTGCTACTGATAATAAAACAAGATTTGTTAAAAGGTTTGCTTCTAGGCACGTTTCTAATAAAAATATAGTTCCAGTTTTAAGAATCATGTTTGATTCATCGGAATTAGATAGCTCTAGTAATTTTTATATTGATAGAACTAACAAAGTTTTGCTTAGAAACTACAATGGCGTAGATTTAAAAAATTTAATCGATCAATCTGGAGCTGAGGTGGTGGGAAGCGATTGCGGTAGATTGGTTATATCTTCAGGCTCTTATAGCCAGACAGTAAATTTTAGTCAATCACTAAAAAGCTCTAGTGGCGATAGACTAACCGGAGTATACGAAGCAAGTTTTAGCATATCATCCAACGATGTCAGTGTAAAAAAAGCAATATTAAAACATCCTGAAAGTTTTGATGTAAAACTTCAGTGGAAAACATCAGACTTATCAAAAATTCTCTTAGAAGAAGAAATAAAAATTTTAAACCACGGCGTAGAGAGATTAGACCTATCTACTGTATTGATGAAGATTGATAATTTAAAAAAGAGCTACTCTGATTCTGAGAATATAGAACTATTCATTAGTTCAACTATCAATGGCTACAATCATAAAGCAAAAAAAGTTTCTTCTAGTCCAATAGTTTTTCCAGGGGTAATCCATTACTCTATTAGAGATCTACAGACAGGTTTAAAGGTCATAGATTATGACTTGGATATGAATTCAACAAAACTAAGCAAATACAAAGACAAATTTTCTCTATCTATTAGTCCTGGAACTTTAAAATCTGGGCATGTGTATGTCTTAAACTTTTCTACCCTGGAGAATGGAAATGTTTTTGTATTCGACGAAGATTTTATTTTAAGAGTCAATTAATATGTCTAGAAAAAACCAAACTTTTGAAAACATAAAATATTTCTCTAAAAGAGTGAGAGACAAGTATACGCAATCTTCTAACAGTGTTGTAAATAAAAACAACAAAACACTTAACTTAAGAAATCCATCAAACGAAGATGATAATAAATCTTTTAGAAGAAAATCTTCTAGTACTTTATTGTCTACTCAACAGCTTCCAGTAGATAATTCGGATTTTACAAAACACACTTTTTTCGCTTCCGCAGAAGTTAAGACTAACGTTGCTTTTGATAAAATAATAAATAATTATCCTTTTGACGGAAGTTACGCAGAGGTGGAATCCTTTGAAGATAGTTTATCTTCTTTTGAGAGGTACGTTCTAGAAAAGTTTCCAAAAAGTACAGGTTTTTTAAACTTTGATTCTCAAAAAGCTCAGAGAATAGTAGTAAAAGACAAATCAGGTCATATGAACCAATCTCTTGTAAGAGGAGCTGCACGTGAATCTTACTTAAATCCTGAAGACAGTTCTTTTTCTATAGAGTGTCATTTCAGGATACCTGACACTTCAACTGAAAAATGCTTTCTGTTTGACAGCTTAGATTCTTCTTCAAAAGTAGGGTACGCAGCATATTTTGAATCTAGCGATATCAGCGATGAAGAGTGCACAATAAACTTTCTAATATCTAGTGGAAGTTCAGAATATAGGAATATCAGCACTAGAGTAAAAAAGGGAGTTTGGCAAAACCTCAACTTTATATGTAACAAGTCTAGCTCGAACAATTTTACTGAAATATCTACTGGATCAATCTCGTTAGTTACTAGTTCTTTTTTTAGATTTGGAAACTTAAAAGAAATAAAATCAGAACTAATGATTGCCGATGGGAGAGACATTTTAGTAGGAAATGGTGGAAATGAATTTTCTTTTAATAGAACTTCGACTTTTAGTGGCTCTATTGATGAGTTTAGAATTTTTCACCAACTTCGAAGTAAGAGTGAAGTAGATTATTTTCAGAAAAGAAATTTGTTTGCAAATAAAAACTTAAGATTGCTTCTTCGTTTTAATGAACCTTCTGGAGATTATTCAAGTAAAGATGTAGTTTTAGATCACAGCGGTAAAAGTCTTCACACTAGAATACAGAATTACTCAGATGAAATGCGAACCCCGGCAGGCGTCAGTAGCCCTATGAATTTAGAAGATCCAATTCATAATCCAGTTTTGTTTCCAGATCATCCAGAAGTAGTTAGTTTGAATAGCTCCTTATTAGAGAATGCTTCACTTTATGACATAAACAACCCTAATCTTATAACTAAACTGATACCAAGCCACTATTTGGAAGAGGGAGCATATGATTCCGGAACTTCGGTGTCGGGAGATATTGTAGAGCTGTACAACGGCGTTGGTGGTTTACCAAAGTCTGGAAAGATTGGATCGAGCCAGCTTATAAGCTTGTTTTTATATTTTATGGCTGAAGAACTAGATAGGTATAAAATGTACATAGACCAAGTTTCTGAACTAGTACATTCAAGCTACGATGATAAGTCAGGAGTAGCAGATCCATTTCTTAAGGATTTAGCTAACCAATACGGATTAGAACTACCTAGCATTTTTGGAAATTCTTCGGCAGAACAATTTCTATCTAGAGAAAACTTAGGAATAGAGTTTGGTACTTACGAAAAAAGTTTGTCATCGATACAGAATTTAATATGGCGTAGAATTCTTAAAAATATCAACTATATAAATAAATCCAAAGGAACCCTAAGAGCGATTAAATCAATATTTAGGTCTTCTGGAATAGAGCCTGACAGACTTTTTAGGTTTGTAGAATTTAATGGCGTGAAGGAATTTAGGCTTGGAAGATCTAGACAAGAAATAACAGAGTTTTCTACAATGCTAAATTTTAGTGGAAGCGCTTCTGAACTCAAGGATTACTTTTTAGATGAAAGCCAAACCCCGCCAGTTAGGGTATCTAGGCAAAGAGAAGATGGAACTTTTATAGATCGCCCGCTACTAGTGTCTACGCCCTTGAGTTCGAGCAGAATAGAACCAGGAATACCAGAACTAAAAGGTGGAAACTCTCTTGCTACCGGAACCATAAAGTTTCACTCTACAGACCTGACAGCTACTCCAGCTATAGACAGTAAAATAACAATACAGGATGCATATAATAACACTAAGGTGTTTCAGTTCCGGAACGATAACAATGCAGGAAATAACATAGCAGTAAACATTAATGGATTAAACACAATACAAGCCTTAAACCAGCTAACTAGCTCTATTAAATCAGCTTTTCCAAATTCTTTTGATATTACAACTTTATTCTCTACTCCGGGAAGTAATAGAGATACAGTTAGTTTGACAACTAAGGGTTTTAACAGAAGCAACCTAGGTAATCATCAAATATCTTTAGCTGATGCTTCTAACTTAGAAGTAGACGGTTTTTCAGGTGGCAACGGTTTTATACTAGCAGGAGTTCAAGGATATGAAAATGCAGGTATATCACCAAACGAAAATGACGGTCTTTTAACTTCTGGTTCTTGGACTTTAGAAGGAATTTACGAATTTCCGAGCTCTTTAGACAAATCAAAATTTAGAAGTGTGTCTAGGTTGGGTGTAAAGGGATTAACTGATGGCGAAAATTGGAAAGACAAGTATGGTATAGTGACTAACTTGGTGATATCTCCTCAGGGTAATAAAATATCTCTGCTAGTGAGAAACGACTACAGGACCCAAGCACCTTTGATTGTAACAGAACTCACAGGCGCAGATTTTTATAATGGTAGAAAGTGGTACATCTCTTTCGGTAGAGAAAGAAATGATATAAAAGGTCATCCAGTTAGCTCTTCATTCTTTATAAAAGCTGCTCAGCTTAATGACGGTGAACCAGGAGAAGTTATTTCTTCTAGAGTTGCAGTAAGAGAGAGTGTTACTAGCGGAGTATTTAATCCAGAAAAAAATATATTTCAAAATCAAACTCCAGATGGAGTCGAAAAGTTTAGTGGATCTCAAGTGCTAATAGGATCTCAATCTTTCTTACTGCCAGAGTCTAATTATTTCTTAAATGGAGTCACTGGACAGTACGCTTCTCTTGCAAAACAAAGTTATTTCGATGGAAGAGTGACACAGATTAAATTTTGGTCAAAATCACTATCAGATTCAGAAACTCAGTCTCACATTACTAATTTTAAATCAGTTGGTGTAGACAATCCACTAAAGAATTTTACATTTGAAAATTCAGCAACTGGGTCTTTTGAAAAATTAAGATTAAATATAAGTACAGACCAGATTGATTTAAAATCAGACGCAAATGGTTCTCTGCTTTTAACTGATTTTTCTCAGAATTTCAGTAGTGGAGGGACATGTTTCGACTTTGAAAAAAACAAAACCATTGTAGAGCAAGAAAGGTTTGACTATTCAATAATATCACCATTCTTTGATGAATACTTAGGGAACGATAAAATAAAAATTGCAGCATTTAGTAATGCTAGCAACGTTATTACTTATAACACGACTACCTCACCAGTTACGGAACTCCTTCCATTTCAAAAAGAAGTTTTAGATAATCGTTTTGAAATACAAATGCACCTTCAAAGAGGCCTAGACGAAGATATTATGAATATATTTTCTACTATAGACGCTTTAGACGACGCTATTGGCAGACCTGAGCTGCTTTTTTCTACCGATTATCCGGATATAAGAAGGATGAGAAATCTATATTTTAACAGGCTTACTGATAAAGTCAATTATAAAAACTTCTTTGATTTATTCAGGTGGATTGATGATGCTTTCTCTACTATGGTGGAGAAATTTATTCCAAGAAATACGAGATTCCTAGGAATAAATTTAATAATTGAGTCGCATGCTTTGGAAAGATATAAAATAGCATATGGCCATAGCGACATATATATAGGCGAAGACGAAAGAGATAACTTAAGGTCTGTGCTATTAGTATCTCAACGTTCTGGAGTTATAAAAAGGTTTTAATAAATGGGATCTGTAAAAGAAAATTTAGTCACAAAACTGATTGGTTTTGAAGAAGGAATAAACGTAAGAACCAATGAGCAAATTTTAAATACCATTAGACCTAGATTCATACCACTCTCGAGACCTAGGATTGCTTTTTCTGATCCAGATTCTAGAAAATACTCTGCAGTTGTTAATATTAACTCAATACCTACTGACCCAGGGGATGGAAACTTTAATTTAAAAATAGAGTCCCCTAAAGGATCTCAGCACGACGTTTTAATAAGGGTAGTGGGAGAAACAAAGTCAAAGTCTAAAATAACCTTAAATCAATCCGCAGCGCATGCAGATGCTGTAGAGGGTTTAGCGTTTACAATAACTAATAACAGAAAGTCTGCCCAACAGAAATCTATAGCTAATTTAATTTTTCAAGACGAATCTTCCGGAACCATAACGCTAGAATCTAAAGGTTTAAGTCAAAGTTTTACAATTTCTAACTCTGGAGATGCTTCTACAAGAGCTGCAGCTTTTGCTGCAGCTGTAAATTCTTCTTCCTCTAATTCTGTTTATGGACTAATAAAAGCATACGCTGGAGACAACATTGTATTTTTAGAACAAAGTTTTGAAGGCCCAGAAGGAAATACGATAATAGAAGCTACAGGAGTTTCAAATATAACAGTCCCAGAGAGTTTTGATAATGGTGGAGCTGGAGATCCAAAAATAAGTTTTATTTTTAAAAAGTCTGAATCTAGACCAACTAGAATTAATAAAAACAATTGGATAATTGGAACTAGTGGAGACGATTCTTTAGCTAAGCTAGCTTCCAGTATAGAGAAAGCATTGAGTAAAGCTAGCGAAGAAGGCGAGTTAGATTATAACATAGAAATACAGAATAATGAAATAAACATAGAAAGTAAATTTAATGGAGCTGCTAGAAATCACACACCAGTAGGCACAGCAATATCAAATTCAAAAATAACTTTTCCGAGCTTTACTGGAGGTAGTCTGGGATTTTTAAGGACTGAAAATGACGGTACGAAGAATCATCCTAGAGATTCTACTATGTTAGCTTTAGGCATGATCACTCCTCCAAGTTATTACGCAAAGGGAGGAGATGGAACCAGATACAGAGAAACTCTAGATTCAGAACAGCAGAAAATCAAAAGGATGACTTTTGATATTAATAATATTATAAATAGTAAGAACTCTACTAGCGCAATTCATTCTAAAATAATGAGTGACGACACTCTTCTCATCACTCATGAGCCATACGATGAATATCTAGACTTAGAAGTCAATCCTACTAATCCTTCAATAGGAAAAAAAGTTTTTCAAAATGGATTAAGCACAAATTCAAGTTCTCAAATAAGATTTTCTCAACAAAATTGGAAATTTGCTGCTCAAGTTACTGATGATAAACATTTTAGAGATGATATATCTTTTGAAAACATGTTTAGCAAAACTAAGAGAAAACTAAGGGTATTTTTAGACAACCCAAATATTATTTCAACAGACTCTCTGTTTCCTACGAGTAACGTTGAGAGAGAATATTTTCAGATGAAATTCTCTATTAACGCATCTGCAGACTCTGTAACTAGTTATAATATTTCTGTAAGAATAAACTTTCAAAGCTCAACGACCAATTTAGAAGAAGCTGGATTATCGCAAGGAAAAAACTATCTAGTAAACGAAGTGGAAGATGTAGTTTTTAGCCAAGAAACTTCTTTTGTATCTAGAAATAAAATAATAACTATATACCCAAAGGCTTCTATAGACTTTTCTCCAGAGCCACTAACAGAAGGAATAACAAGACTGCAGTTTTTTGCTGGGCTTAAGTTGGCTCTTTCTGATATAAACTTACCAATTAGCCTAAACTTAGACGTAGACTCTCAAGTGCTTGAAATTAAGGAATCAGTTGAATTGACTAATTTCAGTATGTCGCTTTTAGAAAAAGGGAGGTACATAGAAGATGGAGACTCATTTCTTACTTTAGGCAATAAAAGTGAAGCGGCCGAACTCATACGCGAGGGATTTACTATACAAAGCAATGCCACTTCAGACGCTAGTAAAGTCATAAAAGTACAGTTTCGAGAAGGGTTTAAAGGCGTGAGGGGACCAGATGCTATCTTACAAAATCCTTTAGCAGGAAATTTTTCTAGAAAGGTTTATACTGTCGGTTTAGGTGGATTACCCTTAAAATCCTCTCCTCATTATGAGATAATACTTGCTGCTAGAGTAAGTCAGATGATAAATTTAGCTGCCAGCCGCGGC